ACTCGCCGAACTCCTACTTGTATAAATCCATTTAGGTAATTACATTTATCCCACTAAATCCATTTAGAGGATTTGGAAGGGAGAATAAGTGATAAATAATCCGAAAGTAATTCGATTTGATTCGACTTCGGGAGCTTGGTCAGATGGTAAGAATTACGTCAAGGGCCAGATTATCCGCAGATACGCAATCGAATCGCTAGGTCGCCAATCAACAAGAGGGCGGCTAAGTAGAGAAGAAATCTCAGCCTATTGGCTAGATCGATTCGGGGTGAGCGCGGATGTCGAATGACTTCACACCCGAGCAAATCGTCACAATCCTCATTTCACTATTTATTGGATTCTGGGTCGTCTATGCGGCTTTCGAATCTGCTAAAGCCAAAGCCTTCAATGAAGGATACAAGCGCGGAAGGGCCTCGAATCAATATGTCAGAGAGATCGCTAAGTGACTGGCTCTCGGACGCTGGTAACACCCTCGAAGACCGAGGGATGGAATATGGCGACCCGAGGCACAATTTATTACGCATTTACAAAATCGCGAGAATCCTCGGTGTTCAGCTCAGAGACCCATCTGAGTTGGCGACTATTTTTATCGCGACCAAACTCAGCCGAATGGTGGAAAGTCCAGAGCGCGAAGATTCGTATCTCGATCTCATTGGATACGCCGCTATCTTGGGCTTCTGCCGATTTTCAACTCCTGAAGATTGGGACGACGTTGAGTCTGACTCGCAATACTAATAACCGCCAATGGTGCGATTACTGTAAATCTCGTTATGGGCAGTTGAAGGACGGCACTTGGCACTTGAAAGCACAAGTCCCAGCAGTCTGGAAAGTCCAAAGCGAAACGCCACTACGCCGCGCTCAAGTGCGGTTTTATTGCCAACCTTGCGCCAATGAAGCGCAGAACTGGCCAGATGGGACATTCTGGTCATTGAAGGAACAACTGGAATATGCGATCGATGAGTTCGCAGGGAGAGAGAAACTAAATGTCGAATTACCTAGATGATTATGTATCCGTTCAAGACCGATTGAAAGAGTTCATCAATGCTTACCCAGATTATCGAATCAAGTCGCACGTTCTTGAGGAATCACTTATTCCTACTTGCGATGTTTATATTGTCAAAGTTGAGCTTTATAGGACTGAGGCTGATTCTGCGGCTTGGACGACAGGACTCTCAAGTGAGTCTAAATCCAAGCAGTATGCGCTGGAACTTGCGGAAACTGGTGCGCTTGGACGCGCTCTCAATCTCGCTGGATATTTCGCGAAGCCATCTGGAACGCCTAAAAAACCTATCCAGACAACAAACAAAGCTCTCGCAGAGTTTGTTGCGGATCAAAGACCGAACGACCCTGAACCCATAGTCTGGGACGTCAGCCATATTGCTGAACAGTTCGGTGCTGAAGTAATTGATGAAGTGCCACTATGCGCTAATGGATGCGGCCCGATGATTCTCAAGCAAGGCACAAAAGAGGGCAAAGAATATCGAGGCTGGGTCTGTCCAGTTCCTAAATCTGGCCATCCGGCTAAGTGGATGAAAATCGGAGCCGATGGGCATTGGGTCTTCCAGAAATGATTGACGAAATCCATCCATTCAACTGTGGCAACTGTAAAAAGGTCACAGCTCAAAGGGGAATCAGTAAATACGATTCTGAAATAACCGAGGGCCAAGATGTCTGGCTGATGGAATGTCAGAATTGCTTCGAGCAGAGATTGGTGGAGCCATTGGATCGAGTAGCTAATAAAGAAGATGCTATTACCCGATGTGACCAATGCGGCAATTACAAAATGAAGGCCGCTAAGTGTCGGATTTGTAAGATAGCCGATGGGCAGGAGCGCATCAAAGAACGCTATTGGAATGGCAACGCCACATTGGAAAGGTTCATCGATGCCGACATATGATTACTACTGTGACCGGTGTGAAGAACAGATAGAAATTACGCTAACCCTTGAGGCGGCTAGTCAGACAATGATTTGTCATTGTTCTAAGCCGCTTCGTAAGGTTTATAGCCCAACACCTACGCACTTCAAGGGGGACGGATGGGCATCAAAGTCCTAGACTTGTTTTGCGGTGCTGGTGGGGCCTCAATGGGGTATCACTTAGCTGGTTTTGATGTGACGGGAGTCGATGTCAAACACGGCAAACGTTACCCATTTACCTACATTCGAGGCGACGTTATGGAGTTATCAATCGATTATTTACAATCTTTCGACCTAATCCACGCATCGCCTCCCTGCCAGACTTACTCAATAACTCGGAATTTACGCATAGCGCAAGGTAAGCAGACTTCTAAATTGGATTTGATTGAGCCAGTTCGAAAGATGCTGATCGAGTCAGGTAAACCTTACATAATGGAAAACGTCAAAGGTGCGCCTTTGATTGATCCTATTCAGTTATGTGGTTCGTCCTTCGGCCTAAAGGTAAGGCGTCACAGACTATTTGAGAACAATGTAAAACTCAAAGGGTCTGAGTGTGACCATAAAGCCCAAGGAAGGCCAGTCGGCGTTTATGGCTCGCTAAACGATGAAATCCCACAAGGCGGCAAGACTGCGACTACGATAGCCGAGGCAAGAGAAGCGATGGGAATCGATTGGATGATTTGGACTGAATTGGTTGAAGCCATTCCACCGATTTACACAAAGTATCTAGGGGATCAATGGGCAGGGAAGACAAACTAGGCAGAAGCACCCATTCGCTGGCATATATCCGTCAGATGCTCGAATGGGGCTTCGATAAAGAGTTCATCGCCCGAGATATGGGCGTCAATCTCGCATCATTAGAAATCCGGCTAAACAGAGCAAAGAAAAGGGAGCAAGATGACAATCAAAGACCTGAGTCTGAAACTAGCGGCAATTAGCCTTCTAGCAGACCAAGCAAAACGCCTGAAGGATGAGCTACGAGCCGACTTACAAGCTCAGATGAATGAATTGGGAGCCGATAGGGTAAAGGCTGAATTAGGTGATGAAGTAATTGCCTACATAACAACGACCAAGCCCAAGTTCAAGTGGGTCATCAAGTCAGATCGTAAGTTTATTGAATGGGTAAAGACCAACGTCCCTAGTGAGATAGTGGAATCGGTAAGAGAATCGTCAGTAGATAAGATATTGGAGAAGTTCAATTACCTTGATGATGTAGTTATTGATCCGAATGGTGAAATAGTTGATTGGTTAGAGGGTAGCGAGTCTGAGCCCTATCTGACCACTAAGTTCCACGGCGATGGTCGAGAAAAGCTCAAAGATGCCATTATTGGCCTCAATGGGGCTAATGAGATAGACGTCAGGAAGGTGCTTGAGTTAGAGGGGTAATCGGTCATATCCGTACATATCTTGTCCATATAGTGAGATAATAGGAGAACTGATGCGTAAGTTATTTGACAAAGGCGTTACACTCTCGCCAAAGCGCGGGCGCGGAGCTGGCCCTGTAGCGGAGGTTGAGGGGGCCTATTGCTTCCGCTTGATAGCTACAGCAGTAACAGCTCTATTGATTTCAATAATAAATACAAGCCCATCAAAAGCAGATATGAATCTAAAACTATATGCTTACAATCAGATGAGTTGGAATCAATTTCAGTGTTATAACTGGTTGATTCATAAGGAAAGTAATTGGAATCCTAAAGCTCGCAACGGATCTCATTATGGCTTAGGACAGATGCGTTCGACTTGGTATAGAGACCTGAATCCATATCAACAGATAAGAGCGCACTTACGCTATTTAGGACACAGATATAAAGGCGATGCCTGCCTCGCACTCAGCCACTTGGAACGTAAGGGCTGGCATTGAGCCACAAGAGATATAACTCAGCGTATTACAAGCGCGTTAGAAGCGAAGTGTTACAACGCGATTACTTCACTTGTCATTACTGCGGGCAGGAAGCGAACACAGTCGATCACCTTATCCCCATCAGCAAAGGCGGCACAGATGAAGCGACCAATATGGTTGCGGCTTGCGTCAAATGTAACTCTGGTAAGCGCGATCGAATGGCCCCTACCTTTTTTGAGAGCGCACGGAAAC